CGCCTCCTCCATTGCCCAGCCGTAGACTTCCTGGCAGAAGCAATAGGCGAAGCGACCGCGCCACTTGCGGAAGGTCGCGCGCCCCATCTCGAGGGCGGCCCGGCTGGCGGAGTAGCTGGCCGTGAAGTGCTTGATTAGCAGCTCGAACGGCAGCTCGAGCGCGACACCGACCTGACGAAACACCGCCAGGACGAAGGGGTCAAAGTTGGCGTTGGGCCGCGACGGATTGAGCAGGTTTGCCTTCTCGCCGGGCGCCAACGAGATGATGGCGCCGTTGCCGAGCTTGACCTCGTTATCGGCCAGCGAGGAATCGGTTTCGCCGACGACCGGCTGGTCGTTCTCGTCAGCCGCCGTCTCGATGGCGACGGTGATCATGCCCGACGTCACGGCCGCGGTTACCTCGGCGTCGGAATAGTCCCCGAGCTGCTTCAGGTGCTCGATCACCACGGAGAGCCAGGGTGCGCCGCGCGTCAGCTCGGGCCGCAGCCGGTCGAAGAGATGCAGCACCAGCGGCCGGCCATCCGAATCGCGGGCGGGGATACGCTCCCATTTCAGGGAGGTCGCCCGCTCGGCGCCGGGGTGCCGATCGCTGACATGATAGGCCACCGGCACGCCATGCCGGTCGGTCTCGACGCCACCGGCGATGCGGCCGGCCTCGCCCTCGACGCCATCGGCGCGGCGCTCGGGGTTGCTGAGCCGATCGGCCTCGAGGATCTGCAGCTTGGTGCCGTAGGCGTCGCCGGGGTCCTTGCGGAAGCGGCGCACCACGAGGACGTCGCCGGATTCCTTGGTCGCCCTATAGGCCAGCTCCTGAAGCTCGTCGAAGCACTGGACTCGAGTGAAGTCGGCCGAGCGGCAGAACAGGGCGAACTCGCGCTCCTGCTCCCGCTCGTAGATATCGGCCTGCTCGTCGCTGATGCCGAGCACGTCGGTGTCGATGCTGGCCTGCAACGCCAGCCCGTCGCCGATCACGTTGGTCACGGCCGTGGCGATGGCGCCGGCGGCGATCGGCATGTTGCGCGCGAGCTCGCGGCTGCGGCTACGCAAGTCAGGGAGATCGGGCAGCGTGTCCGCGTCGGGCGAGCCTTCAGCCGGCCGCCAGCGCTTCGTCGGACGGCGCTCGCGGCGGCCGCCGTTGTAGCCGCCCGCGAGCGCGTTCAGCCTGGTGCGCTGCTCCAGCCGCTCGAGGCCGGCGCCAGGCCGGAAGTAGCTGACGACGCGGTCGACGATGTTCTGCGGCGCGACCTCGATTGTTCGCCGCGTCATTCCGGCACCACGTAGCGCGTGCGACGCCGGCCACCGGCCGAGACGGGCGTGAGCTGCTTCACCTTGCCATCCCAGAACTCGACCTGCTTCTGCACGCTGGCGAGGTCGGCGCGCTTGAGGCGACGACGCATCTCGCCGTCCCAGATCTCGTATTCCTGCCCCCCCGCGATCGCGGTCGATGCGGCGATCCAGGTCGAGAGCTGTGCCTGCGCCTGTTCGAGCGTGATGCCGGCGGTGGCCATCAGGTGATTCCTCTCGACAGCACGCGACGGCCGCGCGCCCTGGGTTGCGGGCTCGGCGCCGGGGCCCGTGGGAGCGCCGTGCCGAGAAGGTCCTCGAGGTCGCCCTGGGCCGACTCGGGAGGCGGCGTCTCGCGCTCGCGCTCCAATCGGTTCCAGGTCTCGTCGGGCAGGGAGCGCACGCCGAACTTGGTGGCGGCGGTCTCGGCCTGGTTCATCGTGTCGAGCGCCTCGTTGGCCTGCGCCGGATCCTTGACCCAGCGCCACAGGGTGAAGCCGTGGCGCTTGAAGGGCTGGCGGCGCTCCGAGGTGAGCTCGCGGAAATACTCGTCGTCGAGGCCGCTCGGCAGGCTCACGAAGCCCTTGGCCGTGGCATCGTCCTTCGCGAGGTCGCGATAGAGCGCCATCTTGAGCAGCGAGGCGGCGAAATTGTAGAAGCGGCCTGCCCATTTCAGCAGCTTGCCGGTGCGCTCGTTTCGCTCCCGCTTCACGCGGGCGATGCGCGGCGCATGGTCCTCGCCGCGGCCGCGCACCATGATCAGGCGGTGCCGGGGCTGCTTGCGCGCCCACTCCCAGACGTCTTCCGTCCAGGCATTGCCGTCGATCGCCGCCATGTCGAGCGGGACACGGTTGCCGACGGCATTCGGCCAGCTCTGCCTCATCAGCTCGTCGAGGCGTGCGCGACATGCCGGCTCGCTGATGTGGCCGGGGATCGTGCCGAAGTCGACGACGGCGCGGCGGAACTCGCGGGCCCAGGCGACGGCCTGCCATTTCACATGGTCGGCCTGGCAGTCGATGCCGGCAGTGACGACCAGGTGGCCGGCAGGGATCGTACCCCGCACATAATGGCTCTTGCCGGCGCGGTCGCGCAGCGCTTCCCACGGCGGCGCCTCTCCGCGCGTCTCCCAGGCGATTCCGACCGAATCGTTCCAGAAGACCTGCTCGGCGGCGCTGTCGCCGCGCGCCTTCAGCCATTCACGGGCGATGCGCGCCCAGCTCTTGAGCTGGCTATAGGCGCCCCAGATCCAGAAACTGCGATGGTAGCGCCGGGCCTTCTCGTTGTGGGCGCGCCACGCAAGGCCCGCCAGCATCTGCGGCCGGTGGTGCTCCTCCATGACGGCGCCGCAGTCGATGCAGGTGAAGTGCGCGTCATCGGGCCGCTCGGGGTCGAGACCCGCGAGCATGTTCTCCCACTCCAGAACCTGCATGTGGCCGCAGTGCGGGCACGGGACGTAAGGATGCTCCTGGCTGCCGTCGGTGAAGCTCTTGGTGATGCGGCATCCCGGCATCACCAGCGGCGTGCCGAGCTTCAGGATCTTGGCGAACTCGACGGAGCCCGATCGACTGTCGGCTTGGCTCTCGGGGTCGCCGGCGGGGTTCATCTCCCATTTGGCGAGATCGTCCTGCACCTGGCGAGGCATCGTGACTTGGCTGAGGCTCGCCGGGGAGTTGGCGCCGCTGATCAGGATCGAGCCCAGGCCATCGCGGTGTTCCTTCATGAACACCGAGTCGCCGCCGTCGCGGCTACGCTCGGGGAAGAGCTCGTCGAGCGAGGGCGTGCCGCGCAGCAGCGGGCGAAGCTTCAGTTTCGACCAGCGCCGGGCATTCTCCTCGGTCGGGTGGACGAACAGGAAGTCGCAGGGGTCCATCGCCATGGAGCCGCCGAGGAAGACGTTGCCCATCACCGTCTTGCCGATCTGCGCAGAGCATTTCAGCGTGACGGTGCGGCACGGGTCGTCGGGCGACAGGGCGCGCAGGATCTCGTCGAAGTAGGGAAAGTTGCGGCGGTTGTAGGGGCCGGGAAACTGCGATTCCCGGCGACTGAAGACGATGTTCTTCTCGGCCCAGGCGAGATAGTCGACAGGCGGTGGCGGTTCGAGCGCCGTCGCCGCCGAAAGCGCCACGATGCGCTCGGCGTTCGCCACCTGCAGGATCGTCATGCGTCCTCGAGGTCGAAGCCCGTCGTCTCCGGCAGAGGCTCGGCGCGCTCGCGGGCTTCTATCGCGGCGTTCTGGCGGATCTTTCGCCATTCGCCGCGCAGGCAATGCAGCACGTCGCGATGTGGCAGCTTGAACTGCGCAGAGATGGCCGACGCGAGCTCGGTGAGTGAGCCTTCGACGCGGGCGACGACGCGGGCGATTTCTTTGCTCGTCGCCTGGCGGGCCTGCGCGGTGTCGCACAGGCGGCCGAGCATCACCGACTCTTCGGTAGCCTTCTCGCGGTTCTGCCGCTGCAGCAGCTCGAGCCGTTGCTCGGCGATCCGGTCGGCAACCGTGTTGCCGGCGGGAGGGTCGGGCAGCGCCGCGGCCGGTGGAAGCGCAAGCGTCGTCTTCAAGCCGTTGCCGGAGTGCCGCTGGTCGATGTCCAGCTTCTGGTCGAGCTGCTGGCAGGCGATCTCTTCGTCGATCAGCGCGCCGCGCCCCTCTCCGACGATCGCCGCGCCCGAGATCTTGCCTTCGGACAGCCATTGCGACACGCGGGCGGGCGTCACGTTGCGACGACGTGCGAATTCGCCCTTGGAGATAGGCATTTTAGCCCTCTGTTAAGGCTCCCTGTTTAGGAACTCTTTAGCCTCTAAAAACCGCCTGAAACTGCCGACCCACCGGGGGTAGAATTACT